GTATAACTTGATGATATTCCAGAAACTCCAAAGAATTGTGTAGAAGATTTACTGGTATAAGTTGCAATACCAACTGTTAAACCAGCTCCAACATACACAATTCCATCTTCTGGGAATCCAAGTGTAGAATCAACTGTAATAACTGTTGTTCCTATTGATACAGGATTAACTAATGATGATGATCCTGTTGGTTCAAATGTTCCAACTATTGATCCTTTACTTAAACTGATTATATAATAGTTTCTACCTTCTCTTGGAAAGTACTGAACATTAAAAATAGATCCACTTGTAGCTGTATTATCAGTCTGAAATAACGTCTGGCCAACTACGTTGTCAGCATTTCCACTAAGACGTTCTACAATTAAATCATTAGTCTTTACATAGTCAGCATCTGATGGTGCAAATAGATATTCTATTGGTTTTATAACTTCAGCACGACTATCAAATAAGACACCGAAAAGAATCTTTATGGCTTCATCGGTTCCTTTTGATGCATAAAAATCTTTTGCTTGACGTAGGAAATTAGCTTTATCTACTTTTGCATGTAAATTTCTATCTTCAAATCCAGGCATAAACAATTCTTTTGTTTTTTCCCAGAATTCCTGTAAAAATAAATTACTTAAATTAACAACTTTAGATGTATTTTCATGTTTACTTGCATTTGATGTTGAAAATACTAGAGACTCAGGATTAGTAGGTGACTTTAAATTATCAACACCAGAGAATCCTCTTACACATCCAGTAAATGATGTAGATGTAATACCTGTATATGTAATAATTTCATCATCAATTTTTAACAATCCATAATCATCAGGCCAACCATCAGTCGAACTTACATTGATTGTTGCATCATATGAATTTACAAGACTTGTACATGTTGTAAATCCAATTAAATTATAATTTTCCGAATATGTGTCAGCTTTCTGATAATCATTAAAGTTAGTAATAATATCAATTGACTTACCTTTACTCTCTTCACTAATGTAATATTGTTTTAAAAAATCAACAAATAAAGGATTATCTTCGGCTACAAAAGAAGGTACTTGACTTCTGACAAGTTTATTAATCTGAACCTTCTTGGCTGCGGTGTCTATACCCATTATTGATTAATTTAGTAACTAGATGAGGATGATGATGAAGTTGATGTAGTTGTTGATGATGTAGTTGTCGTTGTCGTTGATATAGTTGATGTATCTGTTATGGCAACACCACGAACTTTAGATCCATTTGTGAAACTTGATGTTGAAACGTAATTAGCACCTGATGTATCAGCACCAGTAGAAATTATATCTGCAACACAACTTATATTACTATGTGAGATTGATAATTGTAAATAAAGGTCTTTTAGTCCAATTACATCATTGGAATCAGGTATGGCCTCAATTTCAACAACGTTATCTGACTTAATAGTTGAAAGTATACGTATTGTATCTATAAGAATTTCACCGATGTCATATTTGACAGTCCCTGCATTATTATTAACAATTTGAATCTCTCCTGTATTATTAAGTCTAAAAATAATCAATCTACCAGTCTTATCATCTACATATGTGTCTGTAAAGTAACAAACACCACGAATTCCATCTACAGTGAATCCAGTAGACTTTATATTGTAGCCTTTGTTGCGATTATGGAATTTATTTCCAAAACACAATTCATATTGTGCAAAGTTAGCTGTATCAACATCTAAATTACGTCTAATGATCACTTTTGTGATATTTGATGTTACTGCAGAACTACTATCGTCAATTATGTTCAAAACTTTACTATATTTGAATCTACTACCGAAAGAATTCAAATCTGATGAATTTGCGTAAGTTTCAAGAGAGTTTCTGATTGTAGTTTTCAAATTATTCACATTTGCAACAGCATTTGTGTTATAATAGACTGTAGAATCAACTTCTACGTACAAATATTTCAAATCTACGAATTCTTGACGAATTCCAGCTACAGAATACCTTTTTAACTTGTCTAAAAGTTCTCTTTTGTCAAAATCCGAGATAAATCTACCATTTTTGGGTTTTATTGATAAAAATACCTTTCCATATTGAGGTGGACTTGAATCTTCACCTCCATAAGCAGTTACACTCTCTGCATTTGGGAAAATTGTTGGAATTATTGCTTCATAATCGTTAGCTGTGACTGCACGATGCTGTGCCGAGTAAACTCTGGTCGATAAATTGCGAATTGTGTCAATACTTTCGACTTCGGCACCATTTGAAGACCTTTCATTTACAATTACGTCAGAAATTCCACTTGTAATGAGTCCTCCATCGTTATCAACGAGTTTTCCAGAGAAAGAAAAGTTAGAAACACCGTTTCCACCGACTCCATCCGTCACAATGTATGTTGAATTGATGACATTTCCGTTACTTAGCTTCTTTCCAAGCACTCCGTCACCAAAAAGTAGTTCATATTTCTCATCTTGTATCTCTTGTATCAAAAATGTCTCAGAATGAGTACTGATTCCAACAATATTATCAATTTGTGAGTAAGTTTTCCTTGAAGATGACGTTAAAGTGTCTCTTACTTGCACTTTTAACGTTGATGTATCGACATATGGGTTAGGAATTATGAATTTTTGGTTAGGTTGAGAGGTATCTACTACAAATTCGTTGGTTACAAACGTTCCTTGTTTGATATCTATGGTAAATTCAGCAAATCCATCGGTTACAGGTGATGTAATGTCCTCTGGAGTGCAAAAAGTATAGTTAGTATTCGCAAAATCACCTAATGCAACCAAGCCAGACTTGAGTGTGACACTTGACTTAGTGGTTCCAGACCCTAAATCAACTGTAAAACTGACATTTGCAGTTGAAGCTCGTCTTGAAGAGGGTACATAACCTACATTTCTTGCTAAAGCTACGACATTTTCACGTAAAGTAGCACTATCAATGAATGATTCGTTAGCAACCATGTTGGTATTATAGGCTGTAACGTAGGTATTGTATGCTAAAGTGTCTATTAGAACCGATAAATTAGATCCTTCAAAGTCAAAATCAGTAAAATTAGAGTTGGCACGCAGATATTCACGTAAAGAAACCTTAATTTCTTCAAAGTCGAGGTTTGTATATTGTGTAAACGCCATTATACTCTAGTTGGTTGTAGGATAAATGTTATTTCTTGGGGAGTTGCCTCTTGGCCGATGATATCATAACTCACTGTAACTTCTAAATCGTTCGTATCGTTAGGATGATTGACAATTACATCCGTAAGATTGACTCTAGGTTCAAAATTTAGTATTGAGTTCTCAATTTGTGCTTTTAAAGTAGCTCTTACATTATTATCTGGTAGTTCAAAAAGACTCTCTCTTATATGAGAACCTATCAGAGGGTTAAAAAACCTCTCTTCATTGATTGTTTCAACTAAATTGCGAACAGATCTCTTAATTGCATCCTCATTTGTAAGTGCAAGTATATCATTCGTCACAGGATGTCTCTTAAAAGATAGAGAAATATCCTTAAAACGTCTGGATTGTTTTTGTCTTATAACTGGCATCTACTCCTGATGCAATTTACTCAATATATTTATACTACTTTGTAAAATGTGTATTTCAACACAAGCTCTTCAATGGGGTCTATGTCTCTAATTGTGCGAATATAGTACTTATTTCCTACCAAATACTTCTCACAGTTAGGATTCTCACTGTGATTAATGAATCCACCAAGTGGAGTGCGATATATTTCTTCATCAACTATAATATGTGACATACCAAGCTCCGTACCAGATGGGATTGTATCCATCGTAAAGATACCTTGACCCGCAATAGGACTATTCAAGATATGAAGTCCCTTTGGAAGTGCTTGATAAGGTGCCACTTTTTTAATCATTTTCTTTTTCTCCTTCTTTTTCTTTTCTTGTATTCACCGAGCCCTAACAATCTCATAGGTGGTCGAATCAAAAAGTGTTCAATCGTAAAGATACCGAACATCACTAGTAGGAAACCTGTCATCCCAATCAGGAATACAGGTTCTAATATTTTTTCTAAGGTCTTATTCATTTTTTAAGTTGATCATTTACCTTGTCCTCGATATCTCTTTTTAGCTTTATTTCGAGAAGTTGCGCTGAACTTCGAGTGTTTACCGAGTCCTTGCCGAGATTTTTTGGGTATTGCGTCTACAAAACTATTGCCCGTTAAAGATTGCTTCATTTTCGCCATTGTTTAACTCCATTGTAATTGTACTAGGGTCTGGTTGACCTGTATTATAATAAGCCTCAGAGAGGTCTTGAATGATTTCCATTGCATCTTCAATGGATCCTCTAGAAAGAACGAGTCTTCCCTTGACTCTTACATCATATGACTCTTGTTTTTTCATGTCCTACACGAATCTTAGGATCGCACCAGATCTCATAACCTTCCTTCTTTGCATCTAAACAGAAACTGACATCCTCACCACACATATCCTGTACCTCACCAGACTCAAAGACTTGCATCTGAGGTGCAAACCAAGGATACTCTAATGCTTCAAAGACTCCTTTCTTAATCGACACCCATCCGAAACCTGTATAGTCACATGTAAAAGGTTTTCTTCTCTTACTCATTGACTCTACAGTCTCATGATTCATCACACCTTTATTAGCTTTGAAGTCTTCTTCTTCCAACCAGTGTGCAATGGATGTAGTTGTGCCATCTTCAGTAGCATACCAACCAGCTGCAATATCCTTCTCCATACCTAATTGCATAAGTCTGAAGAAACTTTCTGTACTAAAAACTATATCACTGTCTATCCATAACTGATAATCATACTCTAGTTTACCATCCCAAGGTTTCTGTTCCTTACCACGTAGTACATTTGCACCAAGACACTTGCATCTTGCAAAGTTTACCATACTACTGTAGTCTTGTGATATCTGTATTGCACCTCCACAACCAACAATGTCAAAACAAAGTTGTACGAAGTTCTTTAGGAAGGTATAACTACAACCTCTTCCAGGCATACAAAAAACTATCTTCTTTCCCTGTAAATGTTGTTTGACTTTTTCAATATCAAAGTCGTCTTTTGGTGCAGTAGCCGCTGGGGTTGCTGCTTTTACTTTAAATCCTTTTGCCATGTAATCTTCAAGGGTGTAATATAATCATACCATTTATATAGCGACTTGTCAATAAGACCTGTGTGGGGTATTTTGGCCACCCAAATTTTTTTGAGTATCTTCTGGCACAAACTCAAAAATGATCAGAACCAGAAAGAATCCGAAACCTAAAAAGAACCTCAGTATCTTCATGGGGGATCTTATTAACCACCCTGCGAATACTACCTTCCAGAATGGCCAATCCTGTTGAGTCTTGTGGCTCTCGGCAGAATTTTTATATTTGTCTCGATGGTGCATACTTTTGTAGGTTAGGGATGTTTAGCTTTTTTGGTAAGGGGGCGGGGGCAAAAATCATCACCCCCCAAACAACTGCTGGCCAGCACGAACTATCCGCTGGTCTTATAGTATGATGACTCAGGCGCTGAGATAACATTAGTCTCAGGGCGTAGGGCGTGAGCGCTGTATGCTTGCCCCCTTCTGTTGGTGTTGGTTCTGATGCCCTTTGTCATGCTCATAACCAGTTCGCCCTTCCGTGGGCGGCGTGGTCTTAGTTTCTTGAATGTGTAACCTTGCTCAATGAGCGCTTCGATTGATACTGTCATTAGTCCTCATTAGTATAAGAACTCATAACGACTC